GTTCTGCCAGCAAACTTGGGGCCAATAACATCAAAGGTAAGACTGATCATCTTGTGACCAGAAGACTTTGCAGTTTTTGCTTCCCAGGTTTTAGCAACCAATTCATATTCGCCGGCTGGCATAGGACCAATCGAGCTAGGGTCTAGCTCTTCATGATCAGTTAGATTAATTTCAAAATCAGACATTGTGTTTCTCCTATTTAGATTTTAAAGATTCTTTGAACGCAGTCATGAATGCACTCCACTCTAAGTCTAATGGGAGATTGCCCAAGTCAACTCTGGATTTTGCATCAAAGGCTGCAGCGTATTTGTGAAACAACTTTCGCTTGCCATATGACACGCCTCTGGTTGTTTCCTTAAACCCTTGTCCACTTGTACGAGTTGATACCTCATAGTTTGCAAACAAGTTGAAGTCTACCCATTCGCGTATCATTGAAGATACCTTCTTGTGTAAACTCATCTCCCAACGATCATAGGGCTCACGCTCTGGATCATTGAAAGTTCTAATGGCTACATGAGAAAGTAAGATGACATGCATCTTTTTCTTTTGTAGTTCATCAAACATGTGTAGAAGTCTGCGATAAAGTTCAGCAGACTCTGTATAACCTTTTCCGAAACCCAAGGCCTCAATGCCTTTGACTGAATGATTTTGGCAAACCTTTTGTTGCACAAGTTTCTCAGCCCAATCAGTGGTATCAAATACCAGGGTTCTATAATCGTGATCTTCCTCAATCAATGTTTGTATTTGCTTAACGATATCGTCATAGCTTTTACATAAAGGGAAGGAAGGAACATCAATAAAGTTTGTTCCATCTTCAGTCTTAATAAAGATTGGCTTGGGTGCTTTAGATGCAAAGGTAGACTTACCTATTCCATCTGTTCCAGATACATTGATCTTCAGTGCTGGCACTTTGATTCCTGATTCTATAGTTTTCAATAAGCTCACCTTGGTCTCCTATCATAATGATTAACGTTGAGATCTTCTTGAGAACCAACATGTTCTTCCCATATATCTGTCAATGCACTTGGCAAATACATGGTATTTATTTTTTTCATTTTGCTGCAAAACTGTTCAAAGCTTTCGCAACTACCAATAACAAATTCTGAATCAGACTGAACGTCTATCAGAAAGTCTCCTATCCTACTCATTATTTTCTCCTTTTAAGGGATCAATGAATTGCACATAAGGCCTTTCATTAATCTTGGTTTGTAAACCCTTTTCAACATAATCCCAAAGATCCGGGTCATCTTCTTTGCAGACCTTTACAGCTTTAGTGTCTTCAGCATACTGAACCTTAAAAGGTATCTTGTATCCATCAGCTACACACTTAGATAAAAATTCCTGATCCCAAGACTTAGTAACCTTGTACTGAACCCTTAGATCAAATGGAATTAAATTATTAAGTGGGACCCTAGCAGATCCACCTGTATTAGAAAGTGTTTGTATGTGTTCTTGCACTTCAGGACGAGATGCAATCTCTTTATCTAACTCAGCGCTGGCTGCTTTCAATTCAGCCTGCTGAGTAAGATTTTTTTTCTTAGCCTTGAGCAAAGCTTCCAGGCAATATTCTTCTAAATTATTTTGCATTTTGTTTTTCTCCTAAAAAACTTACATACCATCTTAATGATAATTAAAACATTGTCAACAAATTTCTTTACATTTTGCACATAGTCTTTTATCATCCTATTTGACACGGTTTAATGGTGGCTTTCTACCCCCCCTTAATTACTGAAGCTGCCCCTAAGAATTAAAGCGTGTCACTTATTTAGGAGAGAAATGAATTTAAAACAATACATAGAAAAGCGAGGAGAAGAATCCTTGGCCAAAGAACTTGATGTTTCAATAGAAACAATTAGGTCCTGGAGGTATGGCAACAGACAACCTTCAGTTAACAAAGCAAAAAAACTTATTAAGCTCACCGGACATGCTCTCGATTGGGAAAGCATTTACGGATCAGTGGAGTCCTAGTGTCCTTAGATCTTAAATTTAATCTTGTTGGCGATGAGATAGACAACAACGGGCGAAGAGATATGTTGATTTCATATTATGAAAACAACTTTCATTTAATACCTTGTGGTTCAAGGGATGATGTCATACCTGATTATTTCAAACAGAGACATCCAAATGAAGAAGAAGATGTATTAATAAAGCGCTGGTCCAAAACTCCAAGAGTTAAGTGGCTTGAACATATAACCAAACAACCAACCCTAAAAGAAATAAAGCAATGGTACTTACAGTTCCCAGGATGTAATTGGGCGGTGGTCACAGGCATTACCTTTGTGGTGCTTGATGCAGACTCGCAAGAAGCATGTGACTTTGTAGAGTCAGGGCAGATCACAAGAACACCTTTGAAACAAAAGACTCCTCGTGGTGGCTATCATTATTTCTATGCTATCAATGACAACTTAACAATCAGAAACACTACAGGTCGATTGGATATCAGGGGAGAGGGTGGCTATGTCATGGTCAGTCCTTCAAACAAATATAAGTTTGAACTTGCTGAAAGTGCTTTCATTGATTCAATGGATGATCTGCCAATGCTTAACAGTCAAGACATGAATGTCATCTATGACTTTAATAACGATGGCAAGATAGTCTCTGGACATAACACACCTTTATCAGGTGATGGCGTTGAGTCTGGTATGCGTAATGATACTTTGGCTAGACTTGTGGGCAAATGGATCCTCGAAGGTTGGGGTATGCGTGAGGTGATCATCAAGGCCTTGGACTGGAATCAAACCAACACACCGCCAATGAGTGTGCAAGAAGTTCTGCATACAGCTAACAGTATTTGTACTGGACATTTAAAAAGAAACCCAGATGACTCTGATGTTGGCATATTGAAGTGGCATACCAGTCAATGGCAGATACCTTTAGCAGATGAGCTTAAAGAGATCATGGATCAAGAAGATCCAATTGATGCACAAAAGTCTCAGGACACAGTTGATAGAGATCCTCTGGGACTTAAAACATTCAACGATCCTTTCTGGGATACTATGGACTCAAGCCGCATCGAACAGTTTTGGGGTGATGCATTTGTCTTTGAACAATCAAGAGTCTTACTCTTGGGTAAACCTAAGATTGGTAAGTCACATTGGCTTGGTGCATTCGCAGCGGCAGCGACAACCGGCACTGAGTTCATGGGCAAACAATTCAGCAGACCTTTAAAGGTTATGTGGCTACAGGCAGAGATCATTCATGAGTTCTTAAAGAAAAGAATCGAAATGTATTATCAACCCTTTCATCATGATCCAGAGCTATACAACTTAGGCAAGTCAAACCTGGTTGCATCAGGCAGACTGCGAAAGAACATCATGCGTGATGGAGACATGGATGCGATAGCAGAAAGCATCGAGTATCATAAGCCGGACTTGGTCATGATCGATCCGATCATTAACTTCTTCAGCGGAGAAGAGAACTCCAACTCAGAGATACATGAGATGTTATCGCGTGTCGATAAGCTGATCGAACTATTTAAAGTGGCAGTCATCATTGCTCATCACACTGGCAAGGAAAGAGCAGACGATCTCTCCTTTATGTCAGCGCGTGGTGGTAGTGCCTTCGCAGGGTGGATGGACTCAGGCATCAAGCTGTCGGGGACAAAACCCAATGTCACATTGTTCTATGAAGCAAGGAACGCAAGAGAACCTGATCAACATCTAGCTTACTTCGACTTCGAGCGTGGCTTCTTTAGAATGGTGGATGCATCAGACTCGCCGGATGAGGTGGAGATTGCAAGAGTCATCGCTGGTGCAATGAGTTCATACAAGTTCTACACAAGGCAAGAACTAGAACTGCTAGCGCGTGAAGCACTCAAAGAAAAAGATCTAGCATCAGGGGAAAGAGCAGCAAGGTATGGCGTCTCACATGTACAAAAGTATCTTGGCGAGAAGGTGAAGACACATAGCATACCTGGAAAAAACACTTGGTATTATTTAGAGGACAATCAAATGAGCAAACCTTGGCAAGACGATGGATGATTTAATCAAAGTGCTAGGTGATGCAATGTTCGCTGACTTAGATGTCAGGCGGCAGAAGTTATTACGAGCAATTGGTGGCCTGAAAGATCATGCAGTCAGTCAGCTGGTCAAAAGAGACAACGAGTTTTTTGAGAAGAACTACAGACATCTGGGCAACGTAGAAGATGAGATTAAAAGAGAGGGAAGGAGAGAATGGATAGACAAACCTTTAGATTAGACAAAGCAGCACTCAAAGAATCAATGGCTGATACGTTTATGGGCACAGCAATCAACTTGCCCCTGGTATGGGTGGTGCTGACAATCTGCCTGGTGTTTACACAAAATGCATTTATCATTTCATTGGCCCAAGCGGGGGTGTTAACAGTGGTAGCAATCATCAGAAGATATTGCACAAGAATGTGGTTCAAAAACAAAGAGGAAACAAATGTTGCTAACTAAATCGAGGAGGGAGTGTATGCTGGAGTGTGTGTTGGAATGTAATAAAAGTGTGTATAAGTGGCTGTGCAGTGGGCGGAGGGGCAATTGCACAGCCCCTCTCGAAAGGTGCATGGTTGCAACATTCAGGGGTGTGTGCGGTTGTGCAGTTGCACATGCCCGCACATATGCACATGCATCGCTGGAGGGCGCATGGATACTGGTATGTGCAGCTGTGCGCATGTGCATCTCTATAGAGAACTATAGAAAGGTGTATAAACACACCTATTCTGTAGGAGAGATAGGTTCTCTTAGAGAAACAAATATGAAACAATGTATATACATAAGTTAGGGAAGTTATGACTAATAAAAAATTAACGAAGAAACAAGAAAAGTTTGTCGATCTCATGGTGTATCAAGATTACAATCAGACGAAGTGTGCTCATCTGGCAGGGTATGAGAATCCTACTGTGGCAGCAACAAGGTTGTTGAGTAATCCAGAGTATGCTCATGTGCAAGAAAAGATCAGACAGTTCAAAGCGATCCAGCGCACGAAGAATGAGATAACTTATGAGGGGATAGCAAAGAAGCTTGGAGAGATACGCGATGTTGCATTGGCGGATGGATCATATGGGCCTGCGGTAACAGCAGAGATTGCCAGGGCAAAACTTGCTGGACTCATGGTTGATAGGAAGGAGTTGAAGATACATAAGATTGATAATATGAGCAGGGATCAATTAGAGATAAGGTTGCAGCAGTTAGTACAAGAACATCAAATTGTCCTGGGATCAGCCGAAGAGGTAGAAGAAGTTGA